TGGGTTAATTTTACTAGCCGATATTACCCCGAAGTCACTATCGACAAAATACCAGAAAGGTATAGAGCAGAAGTTCAGGACGCTTTAGATTTTTATGAAAAAAGAGGTAAAGGTCCTAAAATTTTTTATAGAGGCCCTACAGAAGACAGTGCTATGCAAAAGGCATGGAATATTATTAAAGCAGATGTTGATTTTAAGTTACTTATTCCTGATTACATAAAGAGTAAAACCACTGGAGGAATATACGATAGAAGGACGGGAAATATAGAAATTTACCCGTCATCCGTATATAAATATCTAAAGGCTAAATTACAAAGAACACCTAAAGATGAAGAATTACAGAAATTTGTAGTTGCTCTTATTAATCACGAAGCAGGTCACGCCGCCGACTATTCAGTAAACCCATCACTTGATATGTTTTGGGATGAACAACAAGTAGATGCTTCTAGAGAATGGGTAGCATTTCAAAGTCAACATCCTAACGACCCTTATCTTGCTATGGTTGGTTTTTTAAAACACCCATATACATTTAAATTAGTAGGTCCGAGAGGACAACCAGCAAGGGGTGTAGATTACTTATCAAATAATGTTACTCAAGAGCATCACACCGGACTACCGACTAGCATTAAAAATATAGTTGCATATGTAGATAAACATGCTAAAACTCCTAAACAAAGAGGCAGAAAAGTAAGCAGAAGATTTCCCACTAATGTATTGGGAGCAGTACGAAGATATGGTGAACAACATACAAAATTTCTTAAAACATTAAGGTGGTAAAGTTGGATAACTTAATTTACGATATGGACTTAAAAATGTCCGATGGTAATTTTGAATATTTCTTTACTAAAGTTCTAGGATATGAAATGGCTCCATTCCATAGAGAATGGTTAAAAGAAGTCCAAGAAACAAACAGGACAGTAATTATTTGTTCTCGTGACCACGGTAAATCTGTTTTCTTTCATTCATGGTGCGTATACCAATTAATATTCCAAGAGCCTCCATATCAGATGCTTTACATTTCTTCTAACCATAAACAAACAATGGTTCATATGAAAGACATTGACCGAATGTTTAGTAATAACCCAGTAATTAAAAAATTTAAGCCCAAGGCAGGTTGGGCCGTAGGTGCTATGCGCTTAACAAACGGAAATGAAATTCTTGAGCGTTCCGTTGGTTCACAGATTCGTGGACTTCACCCTCAAGAAATTATTATTGACGACCCATTAAAAGAGTTTTCAATGAATGCTATTCAACGCGTAACTGATTGGTTTTGGGGAGATATGATACCCACACTACACCATACAGCCGCCCTTAGAATGGTTGGAACACCATTTACATATACAGACATATTTGCACAATTATCAGAAAATCCAGCATACGATGTAAAAAGATACCCCGCTATTAATCAAGCAGGGGAAGCATTATGGCCGGGAAGATGGGATAAAGATAAACTAGAACAACGTAAATTAGAAATTGGTTCTAGTAAGTTTACTAGAGAATATCTTTGTATTCCTATTAGCACTAATACAATGTTATTCGACCCTGAACATGTAGAGGCTTGTAAAGATAGAGATGCTGTTTTAACTTCTACTCGCACATCAGATGACCTTAGATATTTTATTGGTTATGACCCCGCAATATCAGCAAATGGTGACTGGACTGTTATGACTGTATTAGAGGTAGACGACGATATGAATAAGAAAATTGTTCAGATATTTAGAGCGCAGGGGTTAGATTTTAGAGAGCATATTATGCATATCATGGACCTATGTAGAAGATACCAACCTGAAACTGTTATGATTGAAACTAATACATTTGCTAAGGCATTTGCTATGGAGTTAAAAAATATCAGCGATTTTCCTGTTAAAGAATTTACAATGAGTAGAAAAAAGAAACAAGAAATAATTCTAAATTTACAAATGAATATTGATAATCATAAGATTATTTTTCCATACGGGAATGAAGAATCACAAACCGTATGTAGGCAATTGATACAAGAACTTGAAGCATTCGGTATTAACCATAATGGTAAAATAGAAGGCGTGGGCGCACATGATGATATGGTTATATCTTTAGCCTTGGCTAATTATGCTACAAAAAAGTTTTCAGATGTGTTTACGCTACTCGATGATGAGGGAATCTTTAATAATGGCTCCCCGTCTATGCCGTATATAGGTGGTGGAATACGTGGAATTAATTAAATTTGATACCGATGAGGTTAGGGAACAGTTAATGGAACTGGACCGAGCGAAGCAACAGGTCGAACAACAGGAAGAATCTACTGTCGAACCTATTAAGGAAAAAATTATGCAGAATCTTAAAACTAAATCAGAAGTTAATGACTGGTTAGACATGCAATCTGGAAATGAATTAGAAATTATAAAAAATATTTCCTCTCTATGTGGTATAAATCTATCCGATGCTATGTCTTATATTCCTTCATATCCTTCTTCACCAATAGTCGGAGAAAAGAAACTTCCTGACTTAGTAAAGGAAATGAGAAGAATACGTAGAGGATTAAAAGGTGAACAACGTAATAGTATCGCTAAAGGTATAGACCATCTCATTACTGCTTATCAGGAATACATAGGTAAGTGCGTTAAATCTATTTATTGGCTACGTCCATATACTTCACCTTTATATGATATTAACTTATCAGAATCTAAAATTAAAAAATTATATAGTATTAAAGATAGCGATAGAAGAAATACTATAATTGATAATCTTTGTAAAATGTGGGACGCTAAATTAGATAGAAGAAACTTAGAGTATGGTAAAGAATATTCTACATTAACAAAACAAATAAACGAAGGTAAACAAGAAATATCTTCTTTATTAAGAACAATTAAACATCAAGATATTAGAAAATCTAGAAAGGAAAATATAGAGATTGAAATTATGCAAATTATTTGTGAGAATCCCGGTATTACATCTAATTCGATATTATCTAAAATGAGCGACAAACATGCTAAATATTCTAGTCCCTCTACTATTGCTAAGATGGCTAATACTATAGGGGCCACAAATGTAGACAGTGAATATTATTTTATTAGAGATTTAATACGTAAAGATTTATATTCTTACGTCGCCGGGTTTATTGATTCTGACGGCTACATAACTATGGATAGTAAGTTCGCTCCAAGAGTAGGAATGGTAGCAACAGGAACTAGAGGTAAGGCTTTCTTTACTGAATTAGAAAAAGAACTAAAATGTGGAAGATTACATTTAGACCAAAAGGCAGGAGAAAATAATAGAAGTCAGCATAGGCTTAATTTCTACAGTGCTAATGATATTGGGACAATATTAGATAAATGTATTCCACATCTAAGGATGAAAAAGAGTCAAGGAGAACTCGTTAAGGAAGCAATTAGAATTAAGAAAAATCACAAAAATCAACCGTGGGCCAAAGAGAGGTTATCTGAAATTTTTAAACTTATTAAGTATGAAAATTGGAAAGATGCACGTAACACCTATGAGTTAGATAAATATGGGGTAAAACCCGAAGAAGTAGTTAAGTATTTTGATAATAATAAAAATTCATTAATGGATGATTTAGAATCAATTGTAAAGGAGGAATAATATGGGAGTAAGAGATAGAATAAGTAATTTAATTAGGAGAAGGACACCTACTCCTGTAGAAAAGGAAGTATATAATTTAGGTATTCAAGAAAAGAAGCACCCACAACATATTTTGGGTCCAGTCATATATAACGTAGCGGACCAATCTGTTGTTGTTAGAACGTGTATTACACAACTTAAGACAGAAATATTTCGTAGAGGATATATGTGGGAAAAGGCATTCTATAAAAAATGCGTAGCATGTGGTGAAGAATTTCAATCTGAAGTAGATGAATGTTCATCTTGTGGTAGTACTGAATTTAGAGTTCCTGACCCTATGCAGAAAAAATATGCAGAAAAAATGATTAACGGGTATGTAAATAAATCAGACCAGTTATTCATAGATGTTCTAAAAGAAATAGAACGTGACCTAAATATTGCCGATGACGCATATCTTATATTTGTAAAAGAATACTACGTAGATGAGTTAGGTAATATTAAACTGCATAAAGTAAAAGAACTGTATCGTGGTGACCCACTTACAATGTATATTGATGTAGATGAAGACGGTGATAGAGGAACGGCACATTATACTTGTGTTACTCATAGAGATGTATATACAGAAGACCCTCATGAACAATGCCCTCATTGTGA